CTTGCAAGTGTCAAAGAGACACCCGCATTATCTTCGATGAAAACTTCGCCCGAAGGAGTTACCCCACTGTCCCCCGCAGAGGCCATCAATTTAACACCTGAAATGCCACTGTGGGCTTGAGCCGAAGGTCCAAGGAAGAGGTTGCCACCATCTGCAACCAATGTCACATCTGTAGTCCCGCCAGGATCGAGAACATTAAGGTTGCCGTGAAACTGTGCTGTTGCGTCGTGTTTGATCCTGAATGTTTCGTTTGAAGCTGAACCAGCCGTCCTGTGACGGAAGATCAAGTCGCCTTGATAATCCCCAGTTTGCCTAACATAAATTGCGGCAGCACCAGCTAAATTTAACTTTGCTCTGAGAGTGATACCACTTTCAACACCAGCTGTGTCATTAAGGTTTTCAATTGAGACGAAACCTTTGTTCTGCTGACTAATTAAAGTGTCTCCATCGCCAAGGTTTGAACCTGTTCCGGAGTCCCCAGAAACCAGCAACTTGCCGACATTAGAAGCAGAGCCGATGCCGACACGATCATTCCCAGCGTCAACAAAAAGTGCATGAGTATCGGTGTCGCTCTCAACACGGAAATCAACGTCGATTTGATCGTCGTTGATTGCGACTTCGCTTGGCTTGATCCTTATAGGAGCTTGCAGGGTTCCAGCAATCCTATTTTGGAAAATTACTTCGGCATCTTCCGTGCCATCAGTGACATCTCTCAAGGTCGATTTGATTGTGGAGTAAGTTATGTTTTCCCCAGCATCGTTTTCAGCCAAGAATCTTATAATTCCTGCCTGATCATCATCAGCAGGACTTGCGCTGTTCCGACGCAGATCAAGCCTTGGACCTTCAGTTGCATCAGCATCGCTGCTCTCAAGAGTAAGCTGTGTGGCGTTATTGTCACTGAGGATTCTTGCTGAGCCATCAACATCAAGAGTGTGTGATGGGCTGCTCTGATTTATGCCAACTCTGTCGGCACTCCCGTCAACGAACAGCATATGAGTAGCTGTATCCCCTTCAACGCGGAAATCAACACTCGCACCAGACTCGTTAATGACAACTGCACTGTCAAGATTGGTCGTTGATCCATTGACAGTAAGATCTCCAGCCATCGTCAAGTTTGTTAAGCTGTCAACAGCCTCAACAACATTCGTTGCATCAGAGTAAAGCAACTTTGTTTCGCCATTGGGCACTGTTATGCCTGTCCCTGAAGAGGTCTTGACAGTAATCGCATACCCACCACTAGTATTATTTTTGATGAGATAGACTTTATCAACAGCCGGAACAACAACATTCCTTGCAGCTGTTAAGGTGCCTGTGATCCTGACAA